TCACGCCGTTTTAAGCTGAAATCCGGGTTTTGAAAAATTTTCGGAGTGCGGTACCTCTCGGTGCCAAAAAAGCCTGTCCATAATCTTGACATCAGCGCCATGAATAGTAATCCTTATCAATATATAGATGAAATTCGCAATATAATTTCAACAAAATATGAACGTATCAATTCACTAAGTGTGATTAGATTTTGATTAGTAATGTTTTCTTATAAAGGAAATAATTAATTGTTTGTGAATGGTTGTTTAACATTCTTCTTCGAATGCTTACATGGGCTGCATGATTTTTAAAAACTAATTTGAAACGGGTGGTCAATCGGAAACGGTTGGCTTTTTATTTTGCACTGAAAAGGAGTGTCGACATGCACAAGAACTTAATGGGTAAGTTGATTAAGAGTAACAATGTCAATCGTGGGGAATACACGTACATTTATTTTGCTAATGAATTAGTTGATATAGCTACTAACGGTGGTAAGCAGTATTCACGCAACACGGCGTTTGATGGTCGATTCGATGAGAATGCATAGGTGTGCAGAGATTGGTTGCCGTGAGCTGATTAAACCAGGTTGGACATATTGCCAGCCACATTATGAAGCACGCATGAAGAAGTATGTACATGCTAAACAGGCAAATGCAGACCGCAATGCTCAGACATTACGTGGACAGTATGAACTATCACAGGCAACCAAAGAGTATGACAGTACAAGGCGCCAAGAGCTGCACGATGGCTTCTACAATACCAAGCAGTGGAAGAAGATAAGCGCATACGTTAAGAGCCGTGATGGTTATGCTGACGCTATTAACGGTAGGTTATGGGACGAAGGTGACTTGATAGTAGACCACATCATACCAAGACGATTGTTACCCAAGGATAAACATTTAGATACAAGTAACTTATGGTTACTGACTAGAGCACAACACAATCATAAGACGTCAGTTGAGAAGAAATTGAGTGAGAATGTGTTGAAGCATGCAAGTCGTGAGTGGTGGGGTAACGTATTGCGTGAGAAGCTGTTCTACATTTATTGATTGACTATTTAACCAAGTGGATATATCATTTGTGTAATATATTATGTGTATAAACTAAGTGGGTACGATCATGGCTTTAGAAGACAGGATTGATGGCGCAAAGGATCAAGTAGCCGGTAAGTCCCAGGATGCCTTTGGAGATGTTAAGGATGCTGCAGAAGATGTAGTTGAAGACATCAAGGAAAAGTTTGATAAGTAATTTTTTAATACTTCCAAATACTTACTCGCTGTATTTGGAAGTATTCTTCTGTTCCTTTAGCTCAGTTGGTTAGAGCAGACGGCTCATAACCGTCCGGTCACTGGTTCGAGACCAGTAGGGAACATGGCATGGATTGATAGATGTTAAGTATATTTCATTTCTATATGTGCCACACCACCTACACAGATGTCTATCAATCTTTGCTTTTATAAGCCGATATGGCGGAACTGGCATACGCAGCGGACTTAAAATCCGTCCCTTAATTGGTTGTGGGTTCGAATCCCACTATCGGCATATTCACATCAGGTAGCAATCAGTTAGATTGTTACCTTTTTTATTTGAGCAACGTATTGCGTGAGAAGCCATAGGAGAGCGTGTGAGATGTTTTAAATCTCAGTTAGTAATTGCTGATTGATAATTAAAACTCGTTTATACCCCCGCCTGGGTCGCTTAGGAAGTAACCGAATATCAAATGGTGCCGTCTCTCTAACGCACTGCAGTTATTATTATTTTTTGAATTGAAAGGAGGTGAGACCGTGCCACGAAAAGCAAAGTTAACAAACGATGAATCGGACCGCAAAGACCAACGTGATCGCACAGAGAAACTTCACATGACGTTAGAAAAGATTGATAAGTTATCTGAGACCGCACCACAACACTTGACTGGTGAAGCCAAAAAAATGTGGGAAACAATCGTTCCTTTCTTAAACGAATCGGGTTACGTTATTAACGCGGATAGTTCAGCAGTTGAAACACTGGCTATGAACTATCAAATGCTGCGTGAAGCATATGAGTCAGTTAAGAATGTTGGTATCTTGTATACAGCAGGCGAGAAGTATTTTAAAAACCCAGCTGTGGGTATTATTGATGCAGCAACAAAGGTTATAAAGTCAGTTGGTAGTGATTTGGGACTGTCACCGCAAAGCCGTGCAACACTGATTGACATGGCAAACAGTGATGATGAAGATGAGACGGATTGGGAAGCTAGGTTCGGGGGTTAAGCATGCAAAAGTACAATGACTTGCTTAGAAGGTATCCGAATGACCCAGCTTTGGAATATTCAATTGCCGTTCTTACTGGTAAGAAGCTGGCTGGTGAAAAGATTAAGAGAGCTGCTGAAAGGCATATTAATGACCTGCGAAGAATTGATAACGATAATGATTTTATCTATGTATATGACGCTGATGAGGCTAGAAAGATTAATGAGTTTGCGACGTTGCTGAAAGATGTGACATCAGGCGAACCATTTAACCCTTCACCTTACCAGCGTTTTATTTTGGCTATGATTCAAGGATGGCGAAACCCTGAAACGCAGGGGATGCGCTTTAAAAACATTTTCATCAGCATGGCAAGAACGAACGGTAAGACGCAATTGTTATCAGCCTACACGCTGTATAACTTTTTGTTTGGCTATCCAAAAGTCAATCGTCAACTTGCTGTGTCAAGTATTGATATTTCGCACACTAAGCCGCTTTATAAGTACATGACTTACAATTGGGAACAATTGAAAAAGGGGCCGTTTAAGAAGTTGGCTCAAAAGTGGGGCGTTGAGTATAACCAAAACGAAATGCGTATTGATTCTCAATCGACTTCAATGAAACGGTTATCAGCACAGGCTAGTGCTTCTGACGGAGACCATTACACGACAGGTATTGTTGATGAGTATCACTTATTTGGTCAAGGGCAGCGAGAGTTTATTAATTCAATGACGTCTGGAATGGTTAACAACCCGCTGGCTCAAATGTTTTTCATCTCAACAGCTGGATTGGATCCGAACGCACCAATGTATGAAGATTACCGACGATACGCAAAGTATCTTGAAAGTGGTAATTGGAACGATATTGATAAAGACCTTGTCTTGATTTGGGAACAAGATGATGAAGATGAAGCTTATTATCCTGAAAAGTGGGTGAAATCAAATCCGCTTATGGAATTGCCGTTCATGGCAAAAAATTTGCGAGAAGGAATGATTACAGAGCGTGATGCCAAAGCGTCACAAGGTAAGTTGCCGGACTTTATCGTTAAGAATATGAACATGTGGCAAAACGCTAAGGACAATGCTTATCTGCCGCTTGATTTGATTAAGGACGCTATCATTGATGACTTCAGTATGTTTGGACGCGATGTGTTTATTGGTTTTGACTTCTCTCAAACTAATGACGATACGGCAATCGCATTTGTATTTCCATATACCGGAACCGACGGGCAAACCTATTACCATTTGTACCAGCACAGTTGGGTGCCAATCGCTAAGGCCGGAAGCATTGAGGCTAAGGAACAACGTGACAATATCAATTATCGGGACGTTGAGACAAATGGGTTTGTAACTGTGACACGTGACCGCTTTGGCTTGATTGATGAAGATGAGGTGTTCAATTGGATGCTTAACTTTATCGAGAGTAACGAACTCGATGTACAAGGCATTTTGTATGACCAATGGGGAACGGGGCGTTTTATCAGACGACTAGATGAGATTAAGAGTGAATACTTAATTATTCCGGTACGTCAGGGTATTAAATCGTTGAATGAACCAACCAAGTTCTTGCAGGAACAGTTTATTAAGCAGCGAATTACCATGCTTGATGACCAGGCGTTACAACAAGCGTTGGTAAATGCGGTCATCGTTTCTGATAACAACGGAATTAAGGTTGATAAAAACGTTAACTCACAAAAAATTGATATTGTCGACGCGATTGTCAATGCGCTTTATGAAGGCCAATTCTATGCTACTGAATTTAGTAACGTGGAAGAAAAGCCAAGCAAGTTACCGTTCGGAAATAAAACGGATGAAGAAATAAGCGATTATTTCATCAACAATTTTTCATTTTAGAAAGGAGGACACAATCATGAATAATTTTTTAACAGTGTTACCACTGTTCCTGCTGATGTTAGGCGTCGCACTTATTAGTGTAGGCGTCTTTTTATTTAGCATTCCAGTCGGTTTTATCGTAACTGGATTGTTATTGGCCTTGCTGGCCTACATGGTCACTCCAAAGGGTGATGGCCAATGAGTTTGACTAATCCTTTTGAGCGCCGGTCAGCAATGGCAATGGTTGGTAACACAGCACCGTTCATCATGTCAGGTGGAACATTCATTCCAAATGAGTTGGTAAGTGCAGAGGAAGCGCTGAAAAACAGTGATTTGTACTCTGTGGCAAGTCTGATTAGTTCAGATATTGCAGGTGCAAAGTTTATTGGTGATAATTCTTTCACTGAAATGCTGAACAAACCAAGCGACCGAGTTAATCGTGTGACGTTCTGGCAAACAGCTGTACTTAGTTTGCTGTTCAATGGAAATGTTTTTCTGATTATTGATCGTGTTAACCAAAGATTGCGATTTGTTCCAGCTGCATCCGTAGCTATGGAACTTAACGGTGATGAGTTAACGTACATTGTTAACCAATTTGGTGAGTTTGTAGGTGGTGAATTCAGTCCGAATGACATCATTCACGCACGCATTATGGCTTATGGGGCTGATGAATTGCGTTCGTTGATTGGTCACAGCCCTTTGGAATCGTTGGCTAACGAACTAGCACAACAAAAGCAGGCTAATAGGCTGACAGTTTCAACTCTCAAAGGTGCTATAAACCCAACCAGTAAGATAACCATTCCACAAGGTACATTGACTGAAGAAGCCAAGGAAGCTGTGCGACGTGAATTTGAACGTGCAAATACTGGTGATAATGCTGGGCGAGTGATGGTACTTGACCAATCAGCCGATTTCACGACTATTTCGATTAACGCTGACATTGCCAAGTACCTAACAAGTATGGATTGGGGTCGTGAACAGATTGCTAAGGCGTTTGGTGTACCCGATAGTTACTTGAACGGAACAGGAGACCAACAATCTTCATTGGATCAGATTAGTGCGCTGTATGTTGGTGGGCTTAATCGTTATATCGAACCCTTGCTATCAGAGCTTAATTTCAAGCTGGGTGGTGACATCAAATTGGATATGTCACAGATTATCGACTATTCAAATTCAACGCTTAAGGCTGATGTTTTGAATTGGGTGGATAGAGATATGTTGACGGCGCAAGAAGCAATGGCATTGTTGCAACGAAAGGGGGTGATTTAGTGACAGATATTGAACAACACTATGTTGATATTGGTGAGTTGGAAGTTCGTTCAAGTTCTGATGGCAAGTTTGTTGGACAAATTGCAGGATATGCGCTTAAGTTCGACAAGCCGTCAGTTAGTCGTGGGCCGTTCATTGAATATATTCGTACTGGTGCTTTGAATGGTGTTGACCTAACAGAAGTGTTGGCACTTTTTGAACACGATTATGCTTCGTTGCTGGGGCGTGTTGATGCCGGCACGTTGAGCTTGCATGTTGATGATGTCGGTTTGCATTTTGTACTTGATGTGCCTGATACGACGTTGGGACGAGACGTTTACAACAACGTTAAGCTGGGAAACTTAAAGGGAATGAGCTTTGGTTTTGTCGTTGCCAAAGGTGGTGATGAATGGAAGCAAGGCGAAAAGCCCACCCGAATTATTAATAAGATTGCAGAGCTGAAGGAAATTAGCGTAGTAAGCGTACCTGCATATGACGATACAAGCGTTCAAGTGACCCGTTCATTGAGCGCTTTTTTTGATGCACAAAACGAACACGAGTACCGAGAGAAAGTGCGAATTTATCTAGGAGGAACAGATGAATAAGATTGCAGACCTTAAGGGTGATTTGGCTACGAAGCAACAAGACCTTAACGACAAGAAGATTGAAGTTCGGGCGTTTGTTGATGACGCAGACAAAACGACAGATGAAGTGAAGGCGGGCATGTCGGACATCAAGGACAAGGAAGCCGAGATTGAGAAGATGAAGGAAGAAATTGCAGTTTTGGAGCAAGCAGCAGGGTTGGAAACAACAGATGAAGATGTTGATGAAAAGGAACCGGAACAACGAGCAGATGAATCTGACAATGTTGAAAATCCATCAGATGACGAAGTAGTTGTAGATGAAGACCCGGACACAGAGACACGAAATGGAGAAGGAATTATGAAGGTAGATGTAGTAGACGCAAAGAACACGACGGAACAAGCTTTCGAGACGTTCTTGAAGACAGGTGAGAAACGTGATGTGACGGGACTGTCATTGTCAGACGGTGCAGTCATTATCCCTGAAACGATTTTGCCAGCAGAGCATGAAGAAAACCAATTCCCACGTTTGGGTCAATTGATTCGCAACGTTACTGTTACGACTACGACTGGTAAGTTGCCAGTATTTGACAACACTAAGGATACTTTGAAGGCACACACTGAATACGCTGCAATTGCTGCGAATAAATCTTCGGAGATTACATCAGTTAAGTGGGACTTGCAAACGTACACGGGTGCTTATGTATTCTCGCAAGAGTTGATTTCAGACTCTGCATATGACTGGCAAGGTGAGTTGCAAGGACAATTGATTGAGTTGCGTGATAACACTGATGACGGTTTGATTATGACGGCACTTACCACTGGTATTACTCCAGTTGTGTCTAAGGACTTTGTAGCTGATTTGAAGACAGCCTTGAACGTCAACTTGAAGCCAGTTGATAAGAAGAATGCTTCAATCGTCTTGTCACAATCTGCTTACAACGCTTTGGATCAAATCAAGGATGCTTTGGGACGACCAATGTTGCAACCATCTATCGCAAGCGCTACTGGTGAAGTTGTGTTGGGTAAGCAAGTTATCGTTGTTGAAGATACGTTGTTCCCTAAGGCTAAGGAAGGTGACATCAATGCGATTGTTGCACCGTTGAAGAAGGCTGTTATCAACTTTAAGTTGGCAGAGATTACCGGTCAATTCCAAGACACGTTCGACATTTGGTACAAGCAATTGGGTATCTTCTTGCGGGAGAACGTTGTGCAAGCACGTAAGGACGTGATTATTAACATCAAGGGTAGCCAAGAAGCTGTTGATGCATCAGATGGCACGAACACAAATGATGGTGATACAACTAAGTAGCCATATTGATCAATCGCCTGCGAAAGATAACAGTACCGTAAGGGGCGGGTATTAGGGAGAAAATGATGGAACGTATTACTGCAGCACAATTGTTAGATGAACTCCACATTGACCCAAGCGACGAAGAAACTAAGACGGTTGACCGTTTGATTGATGATGCTTCGGCCATCATTCGAGGTTCCATCTCTGATGAGGTGGAGGAAGATGAGTTGTTGAGCTTGTCAGGAAACGTGTTTAACCGGCTTATCCAGACTTTGGCAACAAAATTATATTATGACCGTGAATTGAGTGATGGTTATGGGGCAGGTATTCAAATCATGTTGAACCAATTACGTGCAAAATATCAGGGGGTGAAGCATTGCGACAACTAAACCAGCAGATTTCAACCGTAAGGTAGACTTCGGCACTGTGGAATCAGTCCAGAACCCCAATAATGGCTCAATCAAAAAGAGCTTCGTAAAACAGTTTAGTCTGTGGTATTCACCCAAGACCCGCACGTTAAATCAACAGTATCAAATTCAAGGTACTGCATTGGATAACACCAAAGTTATTGTGGTACGGCATAACATAGCTGTGGAAGGCATCAAGGTGGTTCAGATTGACGGCGTGATGTACGACATTGTGCAATACTCACCAGATGAATCTAACACCATTATTACGTATGACTTCGTAACTCTAAAACGGAGGGCATAAGTATGGGAGAGGAATCATTAGAGGACATTTTGAACGCCATAATTAGTGATGCCGAAGCATTATCAACACAGATGACGGTTGAGGATAAGGCCAAGCTTACTAAGGCGGGCGCTGATGTTTTTGCCAAGGAACTTGAAACAGAATACAAGGCTAATCACTACCGCCATCGTACAACGGGTAAAGACCCGCATTTGGCTGAGTCAGTTATGGCACAGAATGCCAATGTAGAGGGTATGAAGAACGGTAGCTCAACAGTTGGGTTCTCAAAGGATAAGGCTGATATTGCCAACTTTATTGAGAATGGCACTAAGTTTCCGATGTACACAAGTAAGGGTCGCAAGTATAAACACGGCGGGCAGGTTGCTATCAACGGTGATCATGCCATTGAAAACTTACGTAATGACTCCAAATTAAAGGACAAGATTGTTGAAGCGCAAGCAGCAGTATATAAGCAGATTGTTGATCGGAGGAACAGGTAATGACACCAGTGGAAGAGATTAGTAACGTGGTTCATTCGGTTTTCCCTGATTGGCAAGTATACTTTTATGCTATTCCTGAGGAAGTTATCGACAATAAGAATGTCACCCAAGTGCTGATTACTGAGAGTAACTCAGACATCACGACATTTGGTGGTAACACATTCAATGAGATGGCCTTTGGGTATCGGTTGCAGGTATTTTATGGAATGAACGAAGAGAACCTTATCGGGAAAGAGATAACGCTGTACAAGGTTTTAGAAAGCGCCTACTGGCGCATTACAGACAGTCAACCACGGTACTTGGATATTAGCCAAACCGATGGACAACAGATGATTAAAAACATTGAAGTAAACAAAATAATGACACTTGATGAGATTGACCAATAAGGTTGACCTCATTTTTTATTTGAAAGGAAATTCACACATGGCACAAGTAGGATTAAAGCATACATACCTTGCATTGATTGACGCAAACGGTAAGATTTTGAAGGGTGACGATGGATTAACTGCTGATGGATTGTACACATCTAACTCTAAGGATTTGGGTACTGCCTCAGCTAATATCACGAACATCAGCACGAACGGAACGCAAGTCTTCGGTGACAACGGAATGGTTGACGTTACCAAGGCTAAGAGCTTCCCACAAGTAGCAGGTGTATGGAACAATTTGCCATTCGACATTAAGGCTAAGTTGCTTGGTCGTGAGAGCGATGGAGCAGGCGGTTACGTGCAATCATTGGACTTGCCACAAGTTGCTTTGATTGTTGAATCAGAGACAATTGACCGTAAGAACTCAATCTTCTACACGTTTGCAAATGGTCAAATGTCAGAGACAGCCGTTAACGCACAAACTGACAATGCTAACGAAAATCGTGTAGGAGACACATTGACATACCAATCATTTGGAGTTGACGCTTGGAATGGTCAAGGAATGAAGATGTTCTTCTCAGGTGACGCAAATTTCGATAAGGCTAAGATGTTGGCAGAAGTTGCAGGTGGATATGCTAAGGTAACTACACCCAGCACAAGCAACTAAGATTGCACCAATTGTCTTACAGCCAAGACGATAAATCGGCTCAAACGGGGTGAGAAGCCCAACTATGAACGAGGGTTCACTTGAATGATCAGGTGAGCTCCTTTTTTATTTGCATACAGAGAGGAATTAAATGATGAAAATTTCGTTTAAAGAACTACGTAAGACACCCTTTGAGGTGAAGGCCAGTGTTAAGAACTTGAAGAAGACGTATGCCGTTCAATTGAAGCTGGCTACGTTGGAAGATTCTATGCAAGAGGACGCACCGGTTGAGTCACTGCAAGCTGTATTGGGCGCACTGGAAAACGTAACGGAATACGTTGTCGACATGTTGAAGTTGAAGCCAGCTGAGATTGACACATTGGAAGAGCTATCCCAAGAAGATGTTATGGCTATTGCACAACGCTTGAACATGCGTTTGATGGGTATGACCGAAGCGGAGATTGAGAAGGCTTTAGCAGAATCTGATGACGATGAGGGTTTAGCAGAGTAGCACCGGCTCAGCGTGTCATTGATTACTCCAACCACATTTTGGATCTACAACTTTTTGAAAAAGAAGTGATGACCAACCTACATTGGAGTGTCGATGATATTGAGGAAGCAGAGTACGGGCCACTGATGGAAATCATGAATGCTAATGAAGACAACCGCAAGTATTCTTCAGAAGAGATGATGGCACAGTGGCAGTCGCTACCTGATTAAGAAAGGAGGTAACACATGGCAAAAGAAAAAGTAGCTGGATTGGTCAGCACAGAGATTGGCCTGAATACTGCCAAAGCCACTCAAGGGCTGAATGAGTTGAAGTCAGCCGTTAAGGACAGCACGAACGAGTGGAAGCAAATGGAATCACAGATGAAACAATCTGGTGATGAAATTGGTGCGTCTGAGGCTAAGTACAAAGGATTGTCCCAGTCAGTTGAAAAACAACAAGACGTATTGGCCAAACTCAAGCAAGAACAGTCGGAAGTCAACCGTTCAACGGAAGCTGGTGAAGCTACTTATCAGAAGTAGGCTAGTCAAATAACCACGGCAGAGCGCCAGTTGTCTGCGATGACCAAGCAACAAGAGCAAGCAAAGCGGGCTTATGAGTTGCAGGAATCTGGTATTGCTGGTCTTAACAAGGAAATTCAGCAGTCCATTAAGGAAACAGACGCTTACGTGGATCGGCTTAAAGCCGAGGGTAAAGAGGAGGAGGCCAACGAAGCCCAAAAGAAGGGGTTAGCACGTACCCTTGAAAAGCAGGGACAACTCTACGAAGCACAGCGTAAGCAACTGCATAAGATGACGCGATCTGGTGAAGCTTCAAGTGAATCAATCTCAAAGCAAAAGATTGCCTTGGATAAGACAGGTACATCAATTGCCAAAGGTAAGCAGTCCCTTGAAGAGTTGGACGGTGCACAAGGCAAGATTGGTAAGAATGAGTGTGCTACTGAAGCAGGTGGCAAGTTCGATAAGTTAACCGGTGCGGTTGGTAAGACACATTTGGGACTTAAAGCTACGGTAGCGGCTGCAGGTACAGCTTTGGCTGGTGTAAGTAAGCTGGTTTCAGCAATCTATGACCAACAGAGCCAAGTATCAGCGTTGCAAGCTAAGACAACAGGTTCTTACAAGGAATCTAAGGAAGCCATCTCTGCTATCAATAAGCTGTATGCCCAAGGGTATGGTGAATCAGTTGAAGATTTGACTGAGACTTACACCCAGTTGAAGCAGATGAACCCAAAGGCTGAGGTTGGTGAATTAGCGCAACAAACAAAGCTGGTAACTCAATATTCAAAGGCTTCTGGTGCTGATACACAAGAGGTCTTGCGTGGTGCTCAAAACGCTACAAAGTCTTGGCACATGAGCTACCAAGAATACTTCGACAATTTGTTCACTTTGCAGAAGCAAGGTGGAGACGTTGGTGGTGAAATTTCCGACAATATGGCCGAATATAGCCAAGTTTTGGGACAAATGGGACTGTCTGCCAAAGATTCATTCTCAATGATTGCCAATGGTATTCAAAGTGGAGCGTATAACGGAGATAAGTTGCTTGATTTTACCAAGGAATTCTCTATCAGTTTGAATGATGGCCGTATGGACAATCGGCGCTGATGTCAAGATTATGGACAGGCTTTTTTGGCACCGAGAGGTACCGCACTCCGAAAATTTTTCAAAACCCGGATTTCAGCTTAAAACGGCGTGA